ACGGTTTACCGGTTCATGCAGGAAGAATCCAGTCCCTTGTATGACACGGGCAAAGCCCTGAGCGACTATCTCACCAGGCAGGAGGCCACAATCAATGGCTGACCTCTCCAAAGTGCTCGGTGGGCCTTGGGCACCGCCACCAGAAAAGCGGGTTGCACCGCCAGAGGCCCAGCTCATTGACGCAATGCGTGCAGCAGGCCTGGAGCCACCAGACGAAATCCTGATGGACGGCAAGATTCACAGGTTCCGGTCAGGCACCAAAGGCGCACCTGGCCACGGTGACAAGCCAGGCTGGTATCTGGTGTTTGGTGATGGAATCCCAGCCGGTCGGTTTGGATGCTGGCGAGCAGGCATGGAAGTGACATGGCGAGCTGATGTAGGGCGCAAGTTGACTGAATTTGAGGAAATGGCCCACGCCAGACGAATCAACGAGTCAAAAGTCCTGCGCGAAGCAGCTCAAGAACGCCAGCATCAAGTCGCCAGCGAGACAGTCGAAAAAATCTGGCTCAGTGGTGTGGCGGCTCACCCTGATCACCCTTATCTCAAACGCAAAGGCATCCAAACCCACGGTGTACGCACCACAGGCGATGGCCGATTGATGGTGCCACTCTACGATGCAGATGGAACACTCAGCACCCTGCAATACATCGATGAGGATGGTGGAAAGCTCTACCACCCAGGCGGTCAAACAGGTGGCAAGTTCTGGATGGTAGGCTCACTGGATGAGCCTGGCACCCTGTTCGTGGCCGAAGGATTCGCAACGGCAGCCACCATTCATGAGACCACCGACAGGCCGGTCGTGGTGGCCTACAGCGCCAGCAATTTGGTTCCGGTCACTGGCACACTCAGGCAAATGTATGGAGCAACCCAAGACATCGTGATCGTCGCAGACCATGACCAAAGCGGTGTCGGTCAACGCTACGCAGAGCAGGCCAGTGCCAAGTACGGTGCACGCATGGTTATGCCTCCGATACTCGGTGATGCCAACGATTATGCACAGGCTGGTCACGACTTGGCAGGCCTGCTGATCCAACAGACCGGAACAGCGGTGATTGACAAGCTCAAAGTCGTATTCGGTGACCAACTCGGCAGCGACTACGAAGCACCAGACGAGCTGGTCGAAGGCCTCATGACCATCGGCAGTTCGGTGGTGGTCTACGGTGACAGCAACTCAGGCAAAACATTCTGGGCGCTCTCGGTGGCCACAGCCATCGCAACCGGCACCGAGTGCTACGGCAGAAAGACCGATGCAGGCTTGGTGATCTATCTGGCCAGCGAAGCCCCTGCCAGCATCCGATCACGCATGCAGGCCATCAAGAAGTACCACGGCTGCGACCTTGAGAACTTGGCAATGGTGCCAGTCCCGATGAACTTCTACAACGGCGACCAAGATGCCCAAGATGTGATTGAACTGGTCAGAGCCATCGAACAGATCAAAGGCAAACCAGTGCGCCTGATCATCGGTGACACACTGGCCAGAATGAGCGCAGGAGCCAACGAAAACAGCGGTGAGGACATGGGGCCAGTCATGGCCAGATTCGATCAGGTGGCCACCGCAACAGGCGCAGCCCTGATGATCATCCACCACAACGGCAAAGACGCAGCCAAAGGCGCACGTGGATGGTCAGGCATCCGAGCACACATCGACACCGAAATCGAAGTAATCGAAAAAGAAGGCATCCGTATGGTCAACGTGACCAAACAGCGCGAACTGCCAAGCAAAGGCGAGGCGATCTACTTCAAACTGGAAGTGGTTGAGATGGGAATCTCAAAGTTCGGTGGCCCTGCAACAACCTGCGTGGCCATCCCAGACGATGAATCAAATGCCACAAAACCACACAAAAAACCCACAAAACATGACGAGAATGTCAGGACAGTTGAACGTGCTTGGTGGTCATCAGGTGCAGAAGAACGTGATGGTTTACCCTACTTAAGCAGGTCAGCACTGCGCGATTTGCTGGTCAAAGATGGCATGGCCGAACGCACCGCAAAGAACAAAACCGAGGCATCCAGACCAGAAGGAATCATTGCGCAACTGCTTAACGCAGGCACGCTGGAGACCTTCGAGCATGGATGGATTTTCATCAACGAGGTTCAAGTCAGCGCCATGATGATGCAAAAAAGTGAGGCAAAGAATCGCCCCTAAACGCCCCTGACTTCCCCTAGGGGTTTTTAGGGATTAGGGGCAAAAGCCAGTTAAATCGCCCCGCCCCGCCCCTAAAGCGTATACGCTAGGGGCAGGTAGGGGCAACTGGATGCGGGAAATCAGGGAAAACTTATCCACAGAAAAGTGAGCAGGTACTAACATGACTAACAAACGAGAAACTCCAGAATTCGCAAACTGGGAACATGACACCCTAGCCAAGTTCGCCAGAGACTGCTACACCAGGCTGCAAGATGAGCAGGAAGCAAACGAGCAACTCAGGAACGATCTCAAAGATGCCATGAAGCTGGCGCGAATTGAAAACATGAAGGACAATGCAGCATGACCACAAAATCACACAAAGCAAAAGCGCCAACCAAGCGAACCAAGCCTGGCAGTGAAGACCGAGCAGTTATCTCTGACATGGTGCTGGAAGGAATGCGCAGCGGTCTGAGCGCCTTCAAAGCATGTCAAGCAGCTGGTGTTCCTCAAAGCACTTTCTCACGGTGGGTTGACGATGATGCTACGCTTGCGGAAAATTACGCACGCGCGAGAGAAGACCTGATCGAACGCATGGCCACAGAGATCATGGAGATCAGCGATCAGGACGTTGGCGTGGCCGTTGATGGCAAAAAAGACTGGGCGGCAGTGCAAAAGCACAGGCTGCAAGTTGACACCCGCAAATGGCTGTTGTCCAAGCTGGCTCCAAAGAAGTTTGGCGACAAGATCGAGGTTTCTGGTGATCCTGCCAATCCCCTGGTGCAAAGAATTGAGCGCGTGGTGGTGAAATCTTGACAACACTGCAACTCCAAACCCCAGAGTGGGCGCTGCCATTACTGGAGCCAAGCCGATACAAAGGCGCATGGGGTGGCCGAGGATCGGGAAAGTCCCACATGTTTGCCGAGCTGATGATTGAGGCCCACATCATGGATCAGAAGCGCAGAAGCGTCTGCGTCCGTGAAATCCAGAAGTCGCTGAACCAATCGGTCAAGCGCCTGCTGGAGACCAAGATTCAGGACATGAACGCTGGCGCTTACTTCGAGGTGCAAGATGTGGTCATAAAGTCCAAGAAGGCTGATGGCGCGATCATCTTCCAAGGCATGCAGAACCATACAGCCGATTCGATTAAATCGCTGGAAGGATACGACTGCGCCTGGGTGGAGGAAGCCCAAAGCCTGAGCCAGACCAGCCTTGATCTGCTGCGGCCAACCATCCGCAAGCCAGAGTCCGAGCTGTGGTTCACGTGGAACCCACGCCAGCAGAACGATCCAGTCGACTTCCTGCTGCGCGGCCCAACACCGCCAAAAGACGCGACCGTCCTCAAAGTCAACTTCACCGACAATCCTTGGTTTCCATCTGTCCTGCGCGACGAGATGGAGTACGACAAGAGGCGAGACCCCGACAAGTATCAGCATGTCTGGATGGGAAGTTACCTCACCAACAGCAATACCCGAGTTTTCAAGAACTGGCGCGTCGAAGACTTCGAGGCACCACCAGACGCAATTCACCGGCTCGGTGCAGACTGGGGATTCGCGGTCGACCCGACCACCCTGGTGCGCTGCCACATCATTGGCCGCACGCTCTACATTGACCATGAGGCCTACATGGTCGGCTGCGAGATCGTCAACACTCCCGAGCTGTTCATGCAGGTGCCAGAGGCCGAGAAGTGGCCAATCGTGGCCGACTCAGCCAGGCCAGAGACGATCAGCCACATGAAGCGCAATGGCTTCCCCAAGATCATGACTGCGGTCAAAGGCCCGAAGTCGGTCGAGGAAGGCATTGAGTTCCTGAAGAACTACGACATCGTGGTGCATCCTCGGTGCATCCACACAATTGACGAGCTGACGCTGTACAGTTACAAGCAAGACCCACTGACTGGCAAAATCTTGCCGGTGCTGGAAGACAAGAAAAACCACGTGATCGATGCCTTGCGTTACGCTTGCGAAGGCGTGAGACGCTCGGCTGTTTCAAAGCCTGCAATCTTCACTCCATTGCCAAACGTGAAGAAATGGTGAGAAAATCACACAAAATGAGGATTTAACATGGCCCGACTCACAAACGATCAACGCCTTGCGAACCTGCACGACGAAGCCCTCGCGCAATTCGATGATGTGCAAAGCGCACTGCGCGACGAGCGCCTGCAATGCCTCCAAGATCGGCGCTTCTACTCTCTGGCAGGCAGCCAGTGGGAAGGCCCACTCTGGGATCAGTATGAGAACAAGCCCAAGTTTGAGGTCAACAAGATCATGCTGGCCGTGATCAGAGTGGTCAACGAATACCGAAACAACCGCATCACCGTGGACTTTGTGTCCAAAGATGGCGTAGAGAATGACAAGCTGGCCGAGGTCTGCGATGGCCTGTATCGATCCGATGAGCAGGCATCAGTGGCTGATGAGGCCTACGACAACGCCTTCGAGGAAGCAGTCGGTGGTGGCATCGGTGCCTGGCGTTTGCGCACAGTCTACGAAAACGAGGACGACCCAGAGGACGACCGCCAGCGCATCCGCATCGAGCCAATATTCGACGCTGACAGCTCGGTGTTCTTCGACTTGCAGGCCAAGCGCCAAGACAAGGCTGATGCACGATTCTGCTTTGTCGTCACATCGATGACCCAGCAGGCCTACAAAGACACATGGGGTGATGACCCAGCAAGCTGGCCAAAGATCATCCACCAGTACGAGTTTGACTGGTGCACACCCGATGTTGTCTATGTGGCCGAGTACTTCAAGGTCGAGGAAAAGACCGAGACCATCCGCATATTCCAGACCATCACAGGCGAAGAAGAACGCTACACCCAAGAAGACTTTGCCAAAGATGAAATGCTGGAAGAAACTCTGGCAGCCGTTGGCACAGTCGAGGTGCGCCAGCGCAAGATCAAGACCAAGCGCGTGCACAAGTACATCATGTCGGGCGGCAAGGTGCTGGAAGATGCAGGCTACATCGCAGGCAAGTGCATTCCCATCGTGGTCGTCTACGGAAAGCGCTGGTTCGTCGACAACGTCGAGCGATGCATGGGCCATGTTCGCCTGGCCAAGGATGCCCAGCGCCTCAAGAATATGCAGCTCTCGAAGCTGGGCGAGATCAGCGCCTTGTCATCGGTCGAAAAGCCAATCCTCACACCTGAGCAGGTCGCTGGCCACCAGGTCATGTGGGCAGAGGACAACCTCAAAGACTATCCATATCTGCTGATCAACCCGATCACAGACCAGAATGGCAACCAGTCAGTCAGTGGCCCAGTTGCTTATACCCGATCGGCAGCCATTCCACCGGCAATGGCTGCACTTTTGCAGATCACCGAAACCGACATGCAAGACATCTTGGGCAACCCAGCCGGTGCCGACAAGATGGTGAGCAACATTTCAGGCAAGGCCGTGGAGATGATTCAGGCCAGAGTCGATGGCCAGGCATTCATTTACATGAGCAACTTTGCCAAAGGCATGAAGCGATGCGGTGAAATCTGGCTGTCGATGGCACGCGACATCTACACCGAAGACAAGCGCAAAATGAAGACCATTGCGGCCACTGGCGAGGCTGGCATGGTTGAACTAATGAAGCCAACTATCGATCAGGAAACTGGCGCAGTCGTCATGGAAAACGACCTGACCAGTGCCACATTTGATGTGATCGCAGATGTTGGCCCATCGAGCAGCACCAAGCGCCAGGCAACTGTCCGCGCCCTGACCGGCATGCTCCAGATCACCCAAGACCCAGAGACCGCGCAGGTGCTGACCGCAATGGCCATGATGAACATGGAAGGCGAGGGAATCGGAGATGCAAATGCTTACTTCCGCAAGAAGCTCCTGCGCATGGGCGTGGTCAAGCCAACCGACATGGAAGCCGAAGAACTCATGGCCGAAATGCAGGGCGCACCACAAGACCCGAATGCCATGTACCTGCAAGCCGCAGCCGAGAATGAAACTGCCAAGGCAGCCAAAGCTCGAGCCGATACCGTCGAAACCGTGGCCAGCGCAGAACTCAAACGCGCTCAAACGCTGGAGACGCTGGGCAAGGTCGACGAGACCGCGCAGAACATGGCGCTCACAAATGCAGAGGCAGTGCAGCAGATTTTGCAAGGCCAGATTGTTCAGCCTGTTGTCAGATAACTGAAAAAGGGCGAGAATGTGATAAACGGCATCCACCCAGCCGTTCTAATGGGTGAGTTTGATGGGGTCAGAAGATGAACACAAAGGCAGTATCAGGAGAAGAAAACCAAGACGGTGACACCATCGTCATTGAGGATGAAGGCCAAAGCACTGAGCAAACCACCGACGAGCAACAATCCGTTGGCGACCAGGGCGAAGACCAGAGCACCGAAGATGACGAAGGCGAACCGGACGAAGTTGTCGTCTCCATTGGTGAGGAAGCGCCACCTCCCGAAGAACAGACTCATGCGCCTGAATGGGTACGAGAGCTGCGTAAGACGAACAGAGAATTGCAACGGCAAAACCGTGAACTGCAAGGCAAGCTGCAAAGCACCGCACAGACTGAGACCAAGCCGGTCGTGCTGGGCAAGAAGCCAAGCCTAGAAGATCACGATTATGACGCTGACAAATTCGAGGTAGCACTGGCTGATTGGTTTGAGCGCAAGCGACAAGCTGATGAGTCAAATGCCAAGCAAGAAGCTGAAGTTATGAATCAGCAAAAAGCATGGCAAGCCAAACTGGATGGCTACGGCAAGGCGAAAGCCGAGCTGAGAGTCAAAGATTTTGAAGACGCTGAGGCCGTGGCCCAAGAGTTATTCAACATCACCCAGCAAGGCGTGGTGCTCCAGGGTGCAGATAATCCTGCGCTCGTCATCTACGCGCTCGGTAAGAACCCGAAGAAGGCCAAAGAGCTGTCCGACATTAAAGACCCCGTAAAGTTTGCCTTTGCGGTAGCGAAACTGGAGAAAGAATTGAAAGTTACCAACCGCAGGGCAGCCCCGCCACCCGAGAGAATCGTGTCAGGAACTGGCCGAGTATCTGGGGCGGTGGACTCAACCCTTGAACGGCTACGAGCAGAAGCGGAAAAGACTGGAAACATGACGAAAGTCATCCAGTACAAAGCGCAAAAGCGAGCAGCTTCCAAATGATTTTTTAATTTAGGAGCCCATCATGGCTAATAGTTTCTCAAAAGAAGAACGCGTCGCGTTCGAAGACATCCTCGAAGGTTTCCAGGACTTGCTGGTTCTGTCTCGTCACGTTTCGGTCTACAACACAGACCAGACGATGATGGCACGTACCAACAACGTGATCTGGCGTCCCATGCCTTACATGGCACAGTCCATCAACAGCACTCCTGGCACGACCATCGCTGGTTCGTATCAGAACATGACCCAATTGTCTGTGCCTTCCACCATTGGCTTCAGCAAGACTGTGCCTTGGACTATGACCACCCTCGATCTGCGCGATGCGTTGCAAGAAGGTCGTCTGGGCGAGTCAGCCAAGCAAAAGCTCGCATCCGACATCAACGTGGCGATCATGAACACCGCAGCTGCCCAAGGCACTTTGGTCGTTCCAGTCTCCACCGCTGCCGGTGATTATGATGATGTGGCCTTGTGCGACAGCATCATGAACGAGCAAGGCGTGCCTGACTACGATCGCTTCTTGGGCTTGTCCAGCCGTGACTACAACGGTCTGGCCGGTAACTTGTCTCAAGCCAGCCGTTCGTTCGGTAACTCCAAGTCTGATCGTGCATACGAGCGCAGCTTCGTTGGCATGGTCGCAGGCTTCGATACCTACAAGTTCGACTACGCAAACCGCATCGCTGCTGCTGCTGGTGGTGTTACTACCATCGACACCCAGAACGCTGCTCTCAACTACTACGTGCCCCAAGCCACTTCGACCTCGGTCGGTGGCCAGATCAACGTGGACAACCGCTATCAGACTGTCACCGTGTCCAACACGGTTGGCATCGTTGCTGGCGATGCCTTCACGATCGACGGCGTGGTTGCAGTGCATCACATCACCAAACAGTCCACTGGCCAACTGAAGACCTTCCGCGTCATCAGCGTGACCAACGGCACCCAAATGGTGATCAGCCCTCCCATTATTTCCAACCAAGTTGCAAGCGATGCATCTGCACAGTACAAGAACGTTATCGTTACTCCTGCTGCTGCTGCACCTCTGAACTGGCTCAACACCGCAGCCTCGAACATTAACGTGTTCTGGCAGCGTGACTCGTTGGAAATCTTGCCTGGCCGCTACGCAGTCCCATCCGATGCTGGCACCGCAGTGATGCGTGCTACCACCGATCAAGGCGTGGAGCTGGTGATGCAGAAGTTCTACGACATCGATAGCATGACGATCAAGTATCGCTTGGACACCCTCTTCGGTGTGGTCAACAAGCAGCCTGAAATGTCCGGCATCTTGTTGTTTAACCAACCCTAAGTTGTGAAATGATCGGGGGGCTTCGGCCCCCCTTTCTCATTAAGGAAATTACCATGCCATTGACAAAAGGTTACTCAAGCAAGTCCATCGGCAAAAACATTGCCAAAGAAATGAAGTCTGGAAAGCCTCAAAAGCAATCTGTGGCCATCGCATTGAATGTGGCTACCAAAGCAGCCAAGGCCGCAGGAAAGCCAGGCAAAGCACCCAAGAAAGCCATGAAGTGAAGGCCGGTCTATATGCCAACATTCACGCCAAGCGTGAACGCATTGCAGACCAGAAGGCAGCAGGCAAAACGCCTGAGCGCATGCGCAAGCCTGGCACAAAAGGCGCACCGACAAAGGCTGCATTTGTTGCATCTGCAAAAACAGCCAAGCCCATGAAAGCCAAAAAATGAGCACATCATTCCCAGCAATGATCTACAAAAGTCCAGGCCAGCAACGCAAGCCTGGTGGTGGCACATACAACTTTGACAGCGTCCAGACGCAAGAAGAACTCGACGCAAAGCTGGAAGCAGGCTGGTTCGCATCCTCAACTGAGGCCATCGAAGCCGCAGGCGACAATGCTGGTGGCTTCAAAAAGCCAAAGCCAAAGTGGGCCATCAAGCCAATCAAGAAGAAAAAGCCAGCCAAGCCACTCGACTGGCGTGAGCAGGTCAAGGCTGAGCCAGCGCCAGCTCCAGAGCCTGATCCCATCGATGAGGATGCAGGGCCAACCCGCGAAGAACTTGAGGCCAAGGCCACCGAACTTGGAATTCGCTTTGATGGTCGCACAAAGGACAAAAAACTGGGACAATTGATCCAGGACAGATTGTCTGAAAACACAGGAGAATGACATGGGATGGACAAAGCGCCAATTCGTCACACAGGCCTTCGAGGAAATTGGCCTTGCCTCCTACGTCTTTGATCTGACCCCTGAACAGTTGCAGTCTGCCCTGCGCAGGCTGGACACCATGATGGCCGCATGGAATGCCTTGGGCATTCGCTTGGCCTACCCGCTGCCATCCAGCCCTCAAGACAGCGATCTGGACGAGCAGACCAACGTTCCAGACAGCTCCAACGAGGCGATCTACTCCAATTTGGCCATCAAACTGGCACCCAGTTATGGGAAGATGGTCATGCCTGACACCAAAATGACAGCCAAGGAGTCGTACAACACGCTCCTGTCACGCGCAGCTATGCCAATGGAGCAACAGATGCCAGGCACAATGCCATCCGGTGCAGGCAACAAGCCCTGGCGCGTCTACGACGACCCATTCTTGCAGCGCCCATACGATCCAGTCTTGGCCGGTCAAGACGGCCCACTCGAATACAACTGAGGAACCACCAACATGCCACAAATCAACCAACTCTCAAGCATCAGCCAAGTCTCTGGTGCAAACCAGATTCCGGTCTACGACCAGAACAATGGGGATGCTCGGAAAATGTCGGTCAGCGCATTGCTGCAATACTTCCAAGCTACATTTGCGGCCCCGACCGTGGCCACCAACCTGTACGTTCCAGGCACTGGCTTCAACGTGACAGTGCCAACGCCTGTCAGCGAACAGCAATGGATGATTTTGCAACCTGCTGGCACACTGGCCACCGGCACAATCACCCTGCCACTGAACACTGGCGTGCCTGATGGCACTCAGGTGCTGATAACCAGCACTCAGACAATCACGGCATTTACTCTTGCCTTGAATGGTGCATCTGCTATTTTTGGCAATGTCTCAACATTGACTGCTGGCGCAGCCGTGTGCTATCGCTTCTATCAAGCCACAAATTCTTGGTACAACATTGTCAATGAGACCGCAGGCTTCAACGCAGCAATTCAAACATTTTTGAACAGTCCAAGTTCTGCAAACCTTCGCGCTGCCGTTACAGATGAAACTGGAACTGGCTCTTTGGTTTTTGCCAATACACCAACATTGGTGACGCCAATTCTTGGCACTCCAACATCTGGAATTCTTAGCTCATGCACAGGATTGCCACTAACAACTGGCGTGACTGGCGCTCTGCCTGTCGCAAATGGTGGCACTGGAGCATCAGCAACAGTTCAAGCATTGAGTGGCCCTGGTGCGGTAAATATCACAAGCGTTGCCACTGCTTTCACTTCCACCGCCACTGGCAATGCATTGACACTTGCAGATGGCGCACAAGGACAACTCAAAACAATTATTTATGTTGCAGAAGCAGCTGGTGGTGATACTGGTGTTTTAACTCCAGCTAACCTTGGAAGCGCGACCACAATCACTTTTAATGCTGTTGGAGATTCGGTAACACTTCAGTTTGCTGGTACAGACTGGTGGGTTGTTGGATTCCGTGGCGCTGTAGTAGCTTAATTTTTAGGAGCAAAAATCATGTTTATCCAACCAAGCCTGACTCAAAACCAAGTTGATGTGATTCTGCCTGTTGGCGAGTACATCAGCATTGGCAACACCGGCAATGAGTCGACCACCGTCTTGTTGCAATCTGTGGCCACAAGCGCACAGCCTTGGAACTACTCCACCATTGGCACGCTGTTCAACACTGCCCAAACTTTCGGCCCATACACCGAAGACCGCACAATCCGCATTGACAACCGAAACGCCACCGTCGAGTACGACATCGGCGCACAGCCTCAACTGCGCAGCTTCCCTGCATTGGTATTTGAGAACAAAGGCCCAATTGGATTGGTTGAGCCTGCGGCAACTTTTGCAACCCTGACCTACAACAACAACGCAGGCGAAGTTCGCTTGAACAGCGCTGGCGCTCACGGTCTCACAGCAGCCGTGGCAGTTGGTGAAAATGTTTATGTGACATGGACTGGTGGCACTGGAGTGACCGGCTTGTACCCAGTCACAGCATTGGACACTGACACCACCGGCACAGCAGTCACCATCGATCTGGCTTACAAAAGCGCCACCGTGACGATCACCATCGCTGCGCCTGGTGTGGTCACTTGGACAGATCATGGCCTGCGTGTCAATGACACGATTCGCTTCACGACCACTGGTGCATTGCCAACTGGCTTGGCCGCTGGCACGACCTATTACGTCAAAACCGTGTTGTCTCCAAACACCTTCACTGTGTCGGCATCCGCAGGCGGTGCAGCCATCACCACCAGTGGCACGCAAAGTGGCGTGCAAACTGCCTTGGTCTGGTATGGCACCGCAGTCGTTGCTGTGGCCAATACCGCAGTCACGCTGGACTCTGTCACTGTGCCAGGCTGGTCAGTTGGAACTGGTGGAGAGATCGAGATCAATGCACTTTTCAGCCTGACCAACAGCGCCAATGCCAAAAACCTGAATATGACTTTTGGTGGAAGCGCAATCTTCACACTGGCATCAGCCAACGTTGCAAGCGT